TTATAATTCTAATTTATTTAGTCCTTCTGATATTACAAATTTATCGCTTTCAAATAGATGTGAATATGTTTCTATTACTGTTGTTTCTGTATCGCCAATTCTAGTTGCTACTTGTTTAATTGTGTAGTTCATACTTCTTAAAAGAGTTACATGTGAATGTCTAAACTCGTGAATAGTTATCCTTTTTACATTTGCTTTTTTTATATAACTTTCTTTTTTTCTAGTTATTGTTGTTCTAGATAATGGAACAATATCACCGAAGATAAACATTTCATTATTGAATCCATATATTTTTGATTTTTGAATATATAAATCATCTAACAATTTAATAACATTATTTGGAATATCTACTTTTCTATATGAATTACTTGTTTTTGGTGTTGTTATTTTACCACTTTTATTATAACTCTTATTAATATCTATAATTTTATTGTTATAATCCTTCCACTTTAAAGCTTGAAGTTCTCCTATTCTAAGCCCAGCAAAATATAAAAGAGAAAAGAGAGTTTTATATTCTAAATCATCTACTTGATTAATGAATTGTTTGTATTCATCTAGACTCCATACCTTATATTCTTTTGGTGGTGTTACACCACATTGAATAGTTTTTATTTTATTGAATATTGGTATGTTAAGATCATATATTTCAATACCTGTTCTTAAAATAGACTTGAAATAGGTTATTACACTGTTTTGAGTTTTAATATTTAATTTTGAAATATTATTTTTCATTTCTTCAAATTGAATAATATTAATCTTGCTTACCATTGTTTTTTTAAATACTGGCAAGATATGTTTAGTAATTCTATTTTTTGTATTTTCATAGGTTTCCTCTTTATTCTTCTTTTTATATTCTTTTAAATATATTAATACTAATGATTCAAAATCTAAATCTTTTTGTTTTTCATAATTCATTAAAAATGTTCTTTCAGCATCTTGTGCTTCTGCTTTTGTTAAAAACATTTTAGAAGTCTTTTGTTTTCTATTTCCATTAAGATCATTGTAGTAAGTTCTAAAGTACCAACTTCTACCATCTTTTGAATACTTTTTTTTATTTTTTTCTTTATAAATTGCCATTTTTTAACCTCCAATTATTTACATATTTATTTGTTTTTGATATAATTAGAGTGCATAGAAAAAAAGATTGTCTGTTGTGATTCAATTTTATTTTTATGCACTATTCTAGTACCTATTGCAGTAGGTACTAGTTTTTTTAATTTAATTCTTCAATTATTTCTCCAGTGTTTTCATCCATAATTACAATTTTTTTCTTTTGTGTTGAATTTAAATATAATTGATATACTTTTGAACAAGTTTCACAATCATCTAAAGCCCTATGAGAATTATAATTTAATCCTAAATACTCTTTTAGTGTTGCCAATTTATAATTTTCAATACTTTCTCTAGGAATGATTCTTTTTGCTAAAGTAACAGTGTCAATTATTTTGTTATCACATAATTCTTTTTTATTTCTATAACATTCGCTAGCTAACATTTTAATATCATAAGGTGCATTATGTGCCACTAAAGTTAAATCTTCAATAAAATCAAAAAATTGTGGTATTACTTCATTAATAGTAGGTTTATCTTTTAAATCTTCTTGTTTTATGCCTGTTAATTGTGTTATAAATGGATCTATTACTTCTTTCGGATTAATTAGTGTAGAAAAAGTTCCTACCTTTTTATTATCAATAAATTTAATAGCAGATATTTCTATTATTTTGTCACAACTTGGATCTAATCCAGTAGTCTCTGTATCAAATACGACATAATCCTTAACGATTTTATTTGTTCTTCTTTTTGTATAAGAATCATACCATACAGCTTCTGGAACAAAGTTTCTTTCAATTTTATCTAAAAGTGAGTTTCCACATTTTGTGCAGAATTTGTTTTCTCTTTTGTTTTTTTCACCACAATACATACATTTTTTAAATTTCGTATAATCTATTTCTTCTTTTACACCGATAATTTTAAATATATCTATTATCCATCCTATACAAAAAAGTCCACATGTACAAAAATAAAGAATTCCTAGTCCAATTTTTTTATTATAAAAATGGTGTAATCCAAACCATCCTCCGAGAACACATAATATTAATGAAATTTCTTTATTTTGAATTTTATAATTCATCATAATCTTTCTCCTCCTTTATAGTTTCTATTATAAAGTTAAGATATTTATCAGCTTCATCTTCATACTTTTCAATATAAAAAGCAAACATATCTTTATTTAATTGTTTCAACTGACTTAATTCTATATGGGCTAATTCATGTAGTATAGTCTTTTTTCTTTTGTAATATGATAGTTCTTTATTTATGAATATATTATATATATTTTCATAACTAAATATAAATCCATTAATTCCATCTGGTAATTCAATTATTGTTATACAAGCATTATAGCAATTAAGTAATTCTTGTTGAGTTATTTCCCTTTTTAATAAACTAATTATATTCATACTTTTTACTCCTTATCTATAAAAAGTACCTGTACTAGCATACTTATTCTTCTTTTCCTAATTGTTTATCAATATCTTTTTTTCTTTTTTCTATTATAAACTTTATATATTGTTTATCATCCTCTGTAAGAATATTCTTATTTTTATCGAATAATAATTCTAATTCATCAAAATTATTTTCGGTTTTGTTTGTCAAATCTTTGGTGATAAAGTCATCGTAAATATTTAAATATTTAGAAATTTTGGCAACCATATCCAAATCAGGCGATCTTAATCCAGTTTCCCAACAACTTAATGTTGATTGTGCTACACCCAAATCTTCAGCCATTTCTTTTTGATCTATATTTCTTTTTGTTCTAATATATTTCAAGTTTTTGGGAAAGTAATTAGTCATATAAAGCCTCCTTTCCATGTATAATATATCATTTTTATCTGCAAAATGCAATATATTTTTAATAAAATGTAAAAAAAACTTTGCAAAATGCAAAAAAAGTATTGACATATTGCGAAATGCAATATATAATTGTATTTGTAAATAGGAGGTGATACAGTGAGAGAAGAAGAGAAAATAATGTTGAGTGAGCAAATTAAATTAGTAAGATTTAAAAGAAAAAAAACACAAGAGGACTGTGCAAAGGCATTAAATATATCGATTCCTACATATAAAAATATAGAAGATAATCCTAATAAACTTAATTTGGAACAAGCACTTAATTTAAGTTATTATCTTAATTATAATTTCTTTCAATTTTTTTTAAACACTATATTGCAATATGCAATATTAGAAGATGAAGAAATAAAATAAAAAAAGAATCACAACAGACAGGAGGTATATATGAAAAAACCAGTAAAAAAACTTTCGGCAAGTGAGACACTTGAAATATTAGATAATCAATGGGCTTCTATTGAAGATATAATGAAACTTGCTTTTATTGGAGAAACAAGGGCAAGAACTATTGCAAGTAATATTTCAAATAAAGTATTGGAAAAAGGATATATATTGCCAAAGGGATTAATTCCTATGGAATTATTAAAAGAGTATTTAGGCATTAACATTGCTTATTTAAAGAAAGTTAGTGGGAGGTAATCAGAATGAAAAAGAAAAAAATTAAAGTTATAAATATATTTAAATTAATTATTTTAACTGCTTGTTTAGGATTAATAATTTATGATCTATATATGCTATTAATTTATCCTATAATTACTAAAGTTTTGACAAGTTGGACTATGTATGGATTCTTAACATTTGCTTTAGCAGTAATTATTAGTTTAAATATTATAGAGCAAATAAAAAGTGTGTCCACTCTTCAAAACGACACACTATAAAAAGGCATTCAATTGCTTTTTACATACTTAATTTTATCACAAATTAATGTATGTGTCAAATCTTTAGTGGGTTTTGGGGAAAGGAAATAGAATGGAAGAAAAACCAAATTATTATTCAGTTATACCAGCAATAGTAAGGTATGATAATGAATTAAAACCAAATGAAAAAATACTATATGGCGAAATAACTTCGTTAACCAATAAAAATAATGAATGTTGGGCTACTAATAGTTATTTTGCTAGATTATATAATGTTAACTCTGCAACAATTTCTAGATGGATCAGTCATTTAAAAGAAAAAGGCTATGTAGTAGTAGAGTTTATTTATAAAAATGAAACTAAAGAAATAGAAAAAAGAGTTATAAAAATAATAGGAGTTCCTATTAATCAACCAATGAATACCTATATGTTAAATAATCAAGAGGTATTTACTGAAAAGTCAAAGGGGTATACAAAAAAAAGTCAAGAGGGTATTGATAAAAAAGTCAAAGAGAATAATACAAGTATTAATAATACAAGTATTAATATAAAAGAAATAAATAAAGAAAGATTTGAACTGTTCTGGAAAGAGTATCCAAAAAAGGTAAATAAGTTTAAATCCGAAGAATGGTTCAATAAAAATAGTTTAACCGATGAACAGTTTGATTTAATTATGACTAAACTTAAAAAGTTCAAAGACACAACAGATTGGAAAAAAGATAATGGTAAATATATACCTTATCCTATAACCTGGTTAAATCAAAAAAGATGGGAAGATGAAGTAATAACAATATCAGAAAGAAATGATCCTAATAATATCGTTAAATATTCAGATGAATGGTGGAATAAGTTAGGAAGTGATTCAAATGACTAAAGAGCAAACAAAGAATCTCTTTAGAAGAATTAAATCTCATTATCAAGAGTTCACTGTAGATGACTTTAAAGTTGATGAATGGTATAAAGAACTTAGAGATTATGATTATGATGATGTTACGAAGAGATTTGAGCTTCATCTTAATTCTGAAGATTATGGACAAGTTATTCCTAAACTATGGTTTTTGAAAAAAGGACTTATAACTATTGGTGAAAAAAAAGAATCTAAAGTTTTTAAGTCTCAGGTAATATGTCAAATATGTGGGAAACCAATACCTTTAAGAGGTTATGACATTCACTATTCAAAATGTTCAGCTATTGATTATATGCAAAGACAAATTAAAAATATTTATGATAAAGATACACCTCGTGAATTACTAGAGAGAATGACAGATGAAGAGTTTAATATAAAATATAACACTTTATTATCTATAGTTCAAAATAAAACTAATGATCCTTTTCAAAAAAAGGTAATCATAGAAATACTTCATCCAGGTACTGGATTAAATGTTGATGTGATTGTAAAGAATATATGATCAGTTATGATGATTTATATGAACTAATTCCTAATGATAGATTTATTACTAAAGCCGAATTAATTCAATTAACAGGTTTAAGTGATAGAACACTAAGATGTATGGTTAGTCATATTAAGATGAGCAAAACAATCATTAGTAATTGTGACAAAAAAGGATATAAAAGAGGAAAAGGAACTGAATTATTAAAAACTATAGATGATATAGAATATGAACTTGGAATAGTTAAGAAGTCTATTAAAGAAATTAACTCAAGAAAAAAAGTATATAACAAACAACTCAGACAATATATCGCTTATATGAAGGTATTAGAAAAAAGATTGGAGGAGTTAAAGAATGGGTAAAGAGATAGTTACTTTAGATAGTATTTCACTAGAAATTGCTAAATTATTTAGAATTGAGAGAAAAATCGTTGAATTAAATGCTTCAATAAAAGCAGATATTGCAACAAAAGAAAAGTTAAAAAAACAACTTTTTGAAAAGAAGAAAAAAATCTATGAAATGAGAGAAATCTTAATTGAAAAAGGAGTATTAAATGGAGGTGATAGTAATGAATGATATGTGCCCATCATCACTAACTAAAGAAGAGTTAGAAGAACTTCGGAAAGAATTTCCAAAAATCATTAAAAAAAGAAAAACTATAAAAGATTATATTTCTGCATTAAAAAATTATGATTATGTTGTTGCTGAACTTTTTTGCACGAGAAACAAACTTAATGCATCTAGACATTCAATTAAAGTATTAAACAAATTCAGTGAACAACAAGAGAAAGAAATACTTCATTTGCAACAAAAACTTATTGATAATGAAAAATATTATCAGATGAAATATAAAGATTTTAAAAACATACAAAATAAACTAGAAATTACAGAAGAAAGAAGAAGAGTTAATTCTGGTAAAATTGGCGGTCTAGTTAAGCAAAATAATATACTTAATCAAAAAAATGAATTATATTTACAAATTATCGATTCAAAAGATAGAGATTTAAAGCAAGCCGCGATTATAATTAAAAGCTTAAACAATAAAATTAAAAGCTTAAAAAACAAACCAACAATAGAAGAACTAAAAGAATATGAAATAACTAGGAAGTCTCCTAGAAAGAATAAAAAATAGTTAGGAGGTTGAATATATGGCAAGAAGAATTAAACATACTGGAGGTCAAAAAAGAACATTACCAATTAAAGATAAAAGAATGCTTGATAGAGTAATGACTTATCTTTTACTTGAAAGAGATCATGCTAAAAGTGATATTAAATATTATCAAGGTTATAGAAATTACATGCTATTTCTTATAGGTTTAAATACAGCCTTCCGAGCAGAAGATTTACTTCAATTAAGAGTAAAAGATGTTGAGAAGGGTTATGTTTCAATAAAGGAAAATAAGACTGGTAAAATGCAAAATTTTAGAATGAATAAAAAACTCTATGATGAAATTCTTGCATATATTCAAAAGTTTGAATTAAAATCAAATGATTATCTATTTATGGGGCAGAAGAAAAAAGATACTTTTAAAGGTATTACGAAAAAAGTTATCTATCCCATTACTAGACAAAATTGTAGATTAATATTTGAGAAAGTAGCATTAGCTAATGGTATAGACTTTAATTTTGGGTTACATAGTCTTAGAAAGACATTTGGTTACTTTTATATGGTAAATGGTGGTAATTTAATAACATTAATGAAAATGTATAATCACGATGAACCTTCAACAACTTTATTGTATGTTATGTGGGATACCAAAGATGCTGAAAAGGAAAGAGAAGCTACTTTTTTAGGAGGTAAAAAATAATGATATTATCAATAGAAGAACTTGATACATTGATAAAAAACAAAAAAAGATATGCAGAAATCTTATTATCACAAATAGGATCTGAGGATCTAAAAGATAATTTTGAAAAGCAAAGAAAAATAATGACTGAATGGTTTCAAGTCATTGCTAGAGTAGAAGAACTAATTAATTATAAAAGGAAAAGAGAAAGTGAGGTGTATAAAAATGATTAAAAAGCAAGTTTGTAATGTTTGTAATTGTAATTTTGAAATTAAAACTTCTAAAAAATATTTTGTAAGAGTAGTAGATCTTATAGGAACACATAGTATTTATGATGCTTATGATTGTCCACATTGTGGGTGCCAAATGTTAATAAATAGAAGGTATCCTGAAGCTATAATTACAGCAAAAAACGAAAATAAAACTAATAGGTAAGTTTTTTGTAAAAATGATATATGAAAAAACAACTCAATTAACTGAAAATAAAAGGAAAAGTAACACTTTTAAACAAAAGATTTAAAACTTGTCTATTTTAGGTGTTATGTAAAGTTTTTATAGGAGAAATTATGAAAGAAAAAAAGATTAGTTTATCTCAAATGTTGAGATTAAAAAAAGAGTTTTCTATGAGTAAAACTGAGAGAGAACAATTAAGAATACTAAAGAAAGAAAAACAAGAAGATATAAAGACTTATTTAATAATAATTAATCTATTGTTACTAACAACAATATTTAGCTATGTGTTATATCTAATGTGGACTTATAAGTGGTAAGAAGAGGTATTAATAATGACTAGAGAAGAAATATTAAATAAATATGTAAAATTAATTGATAAAGGTTATTGCAGTTGTTGTAACGAACTCAATTGTATAGATAATTTTCCACATAAAAAAATAGCCATTGCAATATTAGAGGTATTATCGCAAAATAAATCACTAAAATTAAAAAACATGCGATTAAATAGAGAGAAAAAGCAATTAGAACTATTAGTAGAAAGTTTATATTTAAAGACTACTTTAAATCAAGAACAAGAAGAACTTTTAAATAAAATATTATTTGGTAAGGAGGAAAAGTAATGCTAAAAATTAAAGATAATTTGTTTATAAAAAGTAAAATAAAATGTATCACACATAGGTATAGCATATTATTTGGTTGTCAATATTTAAATGTAATATTTATTGATGGCAGTGTAGAAGCTATCTGTAATGCAACAATAGATGATGTTATAGATTTGGACAAAAAAGGTGATTAAATGATATTATATATACCATTAATATTCTGGGGGTTAATTGGTATAGGAGTAATTATAGGATTAATTATGATGATAAAGGAGTGGAAAGATGAATAAAAAAGAACTAGAATTATATGTAAAAAAAGCTTCTGAAAATGTTTTTAAAAAGTTAGCAGAAAATCCTGAAGAAATGCTTAATTTGATTGATTTACAAGAAAAATATAATAATCTTTTAAAAGAAAAGATTGAGTTAAAAAGACAAATAAAAAAACAAAAAGAAGTAATTAATAATTTTTTAGACATTGTCGATAAAAGTAAAATGTTATTAAATAATCCTGATTTATTAGATTTATATTTAAAAATAAAAAAAGGTGGAATAAATGAATAAGGAAGAGCAACAAGCATTTGAAGCAAGCAAGAAAGCAATAAAAAGATTACTTATAGAAGAAAAGCGAATGAAGGCAAAATTAGAAAGAATACAAAAAGATAAACTTGCTTGCATAAGAATTTTAACAAGCGATGAATATTGTGAAGAAATATTAAAAAAAGAGGTGGAATAAATGAAAGATGAGATAAATTTAAATTTGAGTAGTTGTTTAGTAGAACGAACTAATATAGGAAGTTATGAATACATAAATATATGCACTGGAGAAACAAACAAAATTGATTGGGATTTTATAGATTGGACTAGTTTAATTTTGATTACAATATTTATGATACTTGTAATTGGTGTGATTGGTATATTTATAAAAGAACTTATTAGAAAGTAGGATGATAAATAATGATATTTAATCAAGATTTTAAAAATATAGTAATATTTACATATAGAACTATTTATCAAGTTGTAAAAGATAAAGAAAATAAAAATATAACAAATACATATAATCCTTTACTTGATTTTATAGAAGAATTTGAAGTGGAAATAAAAGATGACAAATTATATATGTATTGTGAAGATGAATATGAAATAAAAATGTGCAATGTAGTGTTTTATGATATAAAACATAAATCATTTCAAATAAAAGAAGATACTATTTATCATGAATTATTGAGTATTGTCAGAACTTTTAAAAAACTTAGCGAATATTATTGAGGGGGATGCAACAAAGTATGAAAATAATAAATAATACTAATTTAAATTATTCAACTATTGGCTTTATAATAGATAACATAATGTCAAACACCAAAGGAACTACCCATTATGTCGGACAAATAGAGTGGACTATATTAGAAATTAATAGTCATAAAATAACAATACATATAAGGTATTTAAAAAGTTATGTAGAATGGAGATTTGATGAAAAATGATAAAAATAACATTTGAAAAAGATTATAGTAAAAACTTTAATATCAAATTTTATGGATTAATAAAAGTTAATATTGTTTATGAGAATGGAAAAGTAGTATCAATCAAAGAGAAAAAGAAAGCAAAAGAATTACTTGAAGAAATATCAAAGTTTAAAGAATTTTATGACATAAAAACTGATGATGTCATAACTATAATTGATATGTATTTTGCTAATTATTTTAATATAGAATACATAGGTAAACCATTGTTTTAGGAGGAATAAGGAAAATGAAAATAACAATTTATGATTATGATTATAAAAGAAAAATAGATTTTAAAAACGATGCTAAAGGTATAAGAGATTTCATATTATTATTAAATAAAATGTTTAAAGAAAATGGCATTAGAATTTATATAGGTTTTAGTTATAAAAATAGTGATGAATAGGAGGAATTATGAAAGATATAAATATAAATTATGAAGGTTTGAACTTTGAAGAAAAGATATCATTAAAGATAAATTATTATTTAAGTTTACCAGCAAGTGAAGCAACGAAAAGTGCCTTACTCAACTTGAAGTGGGTACTTGAAATATACCAAGAAGAAAAAACAAAAGGGAGAAGTAGATAATGGACAGAGATGAAATATCATTACAAATAGGCATTGAAATGGAAAAAATAAAAAATAAATTTGATGAATTGCGAAATGAAAATAAACAATTAAAAGAACAATTATTAGTAGCTCAAACAAATAAAGAAACATTTAGACTAGAAATGGAAGATATAACAGAAACACTAGGACTAGATGAAAACACATTATTTGATGATGTTAAAGTATATGCAAGAAGTTTAAAAGAAAATTGGGATAAATTAAAAGAATATATAAGAAAAACTAAACTAAATGAATTTGAAAAGTCATATGGTAAAAGATATAGTAAAACATTTACACAAGCAGAGGTAATAGTATGCAATATAATTATAAACCATATGCAAAAATTAGAAGAAGGTGAGAAGTAATGGAAGAATTAATTATATTAAGTATATTTACTATGTCAGTTTTAGTGTATGAATTAATTAAAACAAAAAAAGAAAATAAAATTCTTTATAATAACTATCAAACAGCACTAAATATATTATCAGATTATGATCCTAAGTTAAAAGAATATTTGGAGGCTAAAAATGATTAAATATTATTTAAAATTAAAAAAAAGAAAAATGGATGTTGATATTAATGATTGAATTCTTAATAATAATTTTAGTAACTAATTTAATTTTATTTTGTATGTTATCTTTAATTGCAAAAATAAATGATAACTATGATTCTCTTCCAATTATTTTAAAATTATTTGTTATTTTGTGTAATTTTTGTTTAATTATTGTTGGTGCAACATCATTATTTGCATCAATATATATGGCTATAATAGTTATAGGTGGTTAATATGTATAAGCAATTAAAAAAACAAATAAATGATAAAGAAATAATTAATAAAAATATTAGAGAATTGGAAGATAGAATTAAGTTTAAGATTCAAAAACAATTAGGTTTACATGGTACTTCATTTGCAGATATCAAGATTGAAGCTATGGGAAAAAAAGATGATAAGTTTTTGAAAACTTTTTCTCAAATAGAAAATTTGGATAAAGATAGACTAATATTGATTGAAGAAAGAAATATAATAGATACTTTCATTAATGAAGTTTATAAATCTATTTCTCAAATGGGAGATTTGGAACTTAATGTATTTAAATTAAGATATATACTTGGATTAACTCAACAAGAAACTGCAAATAGATTAAATTATACAATAGATAGAATAAAACAGATTGATAGAAATATTAAAGAAAAAATGAAAGATTACACTTTTATTACACCATAACAATGTTATAATGTGTAAAATGGAATAATTATAATGAGTTGTTTCATTTTACCATTTTACCCCTTTTTAGAATACTACCTATTAGTAGGTAGTATACTGATGATGTACATACCGATAGGAAGCAAATGACGATTTGTGGAAATTAAAAAACAACTAGGTGTCGACGGGTTGTTGAAGTTGAGGTTTTTAATGCGACGCGCCATTTATATCATTAGTATAGTACTTACTAACGAGATTACATACCTCCTTTACTCTATTAAATGATATTTTCCTTTTTCATTTAGTATGTAATCAGAATATGGACACATTAGTGTCTTTTTATTGTGGAGAAATAATTATGGCTAAAGAATGGGCAAAGAAATTTTATCAATCAAATAGTTGGATTAATACAAGAGATTATATTATGAGTAAGTATTTTTATGTGTGTCAAAAATGTCATGAAAGATCTGCTGAAATAGTCCATCATATTATTTGGTTAACACCAAGCAATATAAACGATCCTAATATAACATTAAGCGAAAAGAATCTTATACCTGTATGTAGAGAATGTCATGCACTAATTCATGAGGGAGTATCTTCTACAAATGAAGAGGTTATGTTCAATGCTAATGGTGAACTTGTGAGGAGGTAATATGATACTAAGAATATTAACAGACAATAACTATTTAGATGTTGAATTAAAAGAACAGATAGATACAGAAAAATTAATTGAAGCTATAGATAACTCAAGTACGATAATGGTAGACACAAAACAGGACACAACATTTTTTATAAATACAATAAATGTTGTAGCAATAGAAATAATAAATACACCCCCCATAAATAATAAATAGTTCTATATATATAAACCGCGCGATGAACCTTCAAAGACCTCGGAAAGGTAAAAATCATGTGAGGGGGGGTAAGGAGAAATAAAAATGAAGAAGAAAGAAGAAAAATTAGATGAAATCAAAGAAAAAGAGCAGAAGACAGTAGATACTCAAAAGAAGAAACTAATGTCTATTAGAAAGGCAAGAATTACAAAAGAAAAAAACAAATTATATAAGTTGTTTTCTACAACAAATATAGAAAAAAAACACATAATAAATAGACTTATAGATCGTGCCTCTTTTTTATTAATTCTTTCTGAAGATATGGAAACTCAAATAAAAGATAGTGATTTAACTATTTTAACTGTTAATTCATATCAATCATTTACTAAATCTAATCCTCTCTTAAAAGATTATAGAGATACTGTTAAATCTTATCAAACAGTATTAAAACAATTATGTGACTTGATTAAAAATGATAGTCAAACGGATGCTAATGAATCTGATGAATTAGAAGAGTTTCTAAAAAGATGAATTATATCTTAGCATATTATAATCTTATCAAGAGTGGCAAGATAGAAGTATCAAAGAAAATTGCTACACAATATGAAAACATAGTTTATGAATTAAACAATCCTGATAAATATCACTTTGATATAAGCAAAGCAAATAGACCTATAGAATTCATTGAAAAGTTTTGCAAACATTCTAAAGGTCAATGGGCTGGCAAGCCTGTTATTTTAGATTTATGGCAAAAGGCAATTATTCAAACAGTATTTGGATTTGTAGATGATAAGGGATTTAGAAAATATAGAGAAGTCTTTATTGTAGTAGCAAGAAAAAATGGTAAATCAACTTTACTTTCTGCTATTGGCTTGTATATGTTATTTGCTGATGGTGAAGGTGGTGCACAAGTATGTTGTGTTGCTTCTAAAAAAGATCAAGCAAAAATAGTATTTGAAGAAGCTTCAAATATGGTTTCACAAAGCAAATTGTTAAAGAAACATATCAGAAAAAGAAAAGGTGACTTATATGTAGATTTAACATTCAGTACATTTGAACCGTTAGCGAGTGATTCAAATACACTTGATGGTTTAAATATGCATTGTGGTATATTAGATGAAGTTCATGCATGGAAAGACAGAAATATATATGATGTATCTAAACAATCAATGGGAGCAAGGCAACAGCCACTCCTTTTTACAATTACAACTGCAGGTTTCGTAAGAGAAAATATTTATGATTCTTTATATGAATTATCTGAAGATATATTAAATGGTGTAAAGAAGGATGAAAGATTTATTGCTTTCATTTATGAGTTAGACTCTAGAAAAGAATGGCTTATTCCAAAGATGTATCAAAAGGCTAATCCAGGATTAGGAACCATAAAGAGTATGGAGTATATAAAAGACCAAGTCAAAAGAGCAAAAAATGATAAAAACTATTTACCAACATTATTGACTAAAGACTTTAATATTCGTGAGACTGGAGTAGGTGCTTGGCTTTCTTTTGAAGTGGTTGATAATAAAGAAAAGTTTGACCTAAAAGAATTAACAAACTGCTATGGTATTGGTGGTGTTGACTTATCATCAGTTGGAGATTTAACCTGTGCTTCTTGTTTAATAAAAAAAGAACAAAAATTGTATTTAGTACAGATGTACTTTATTCCAGAAGAAAGAGCAGAACAAAAAGAAAAAGAGGATAAGGTTCCATATTCTATTTGGAAGGAAAATGGCTATATAAGATTTTGTTCTGGAGCAAGAGTTAATTTTTCTGATGTAACAGAGTGGTTTAATGAATTAAGAGATAAATATAATATTTTTACTGTTTGGGTTGGTTATGATCAGTGGGGTGCTCCACAATGGGCGGAGGAAATGAAAAATAATGGTTATACACTGGAAACTGTTATTCAAGGTGCAAAGACAATGAGTACACCAATGAAGATTCTTGCTGCTGATTTAGAAAGTAAAAAAATTAATTACAATAATAATCCTATTTTAAAATGGTGTTTAACAAATACACAAATTGAAATAGATAAAAATGATAATATAAGACCTGTAAAGGGAAGAAATGCTAAGCAAAGAATTGATGGAGCGGTTTCTTTGATAGATGCATATGTTGTTTATCAACGACATTATGATGACTTTTTTAATTTGTAGGAGGAATTATGGGAATATTTAAGAAAATTGAAAAAAGAAAAAGTGAAAAGAAATTAACAAATACATTTAAATTATTGACAGGTTATAGTCCTATTTATGCTTCATATGAAGGTGGTTTATATGAAATGGGATTAACTAGAACTTGTATAGATAAGATTGCTACTCAATGTTCAAAACTAAATCCAGTCTGTAATGTAAATAAAAATTATAAAAGAATAGTAAGCATTCTGCAAACTAAGCCAAATAGATTAATGACCTTGCAGCAATTTTTATATAGATTGGTAACTATTTTATTGGTTGAAAATAATGCCTACATAGTTCCTGTATATGAAAATGATTATTCAGACATAATTATAGGTTTTTATCCTGTTCGTGCAACTGGCTCAAAAATAGTTACTGATAAAGGAATTGATTATTTAGTTTACAAGATACAGGAAGAAACTTTTGCTATTGAGTATGACAGAGTAGGCTCTCTTAGAAGGCATCAATACAAAAAAGAATATATGGGAGAAACAAATGCTGCACTTAAGCCTACTATGGATATTCTTGATGTACAAGAACAAGGTATTAAAGAAGGTATTAAGTCTTCTGCAATGATAAGATTCCTAGCAAGGTTAAGTGTAGTTCAAAATCCAGAATCAATAGCAAAAGAACAGCAGAGATTAAAAGATGAACAATTAGCTATAGAAAATAATGGTGGCATTTTAATTTTTGATAATAAATACTCTGATGTACAAAAAGTTGATTCTAAACCTTTTATTGTTGATAAAGATAATATGGATTTAATAAAAAATAATGTCTTTGATTATTTTCATATGTCAGAAGCGATTCTTCAAAACACTGCGAGTGAAGATCAATGGAACTTGTTTTATGAAGATGTAATCGAGCCGCTTGCAATTCAAATAAGTCAAGTATTAACTAATATGATAATTCAACCTAAAGATATTGAGAAAGGTCTTGCTATTACTTTAGAATCAACTAAATTACAATTTGTTTCAAACAATACTAAATTACAAGTTTCTCAACAACTTTTTGATAGAGGAATTCTTTCAGTTAATCAAGTTATGGATATATGGAACTTACCACATGTTCCTGATGATGAAAATAAACGTTATATACGTAAAGAATATACTGAGGTTCAAAGATTAGATGATAGTATTGAATTAAAAAAGGTAGGTGAAGAAAGTGGAAAAGAATAATGAATATGAAAAAGTAGAAATAAAAGAAAATCATACTATTGAATATTTAAATAATTTAAAAAAGACAACTTATAAGGATAAAAAAGTTGTTTTTATTTTACCTAGTGGAAAGGAGTACAAACCAAATGATAAGTAAAGATAGAAGTTATAGAAGTTTTGATTTTAGAGCAAAAGATGAAGATGGAAAGATGATTATTGAAGGCTATGCTGTTACTTTTGAAAAGCCAACTGTAATGTATACATTTGATGGAATTGATTATAAAGAACAAATAATGAAAAGTGCTTTTGATAAAACTCAAATGTCAGATGTTGTTCTAAATATAGATCATGGTGGTAAACCTATTGCTCGTACAAAGAATAAAACTTTAGAGCTTACTTTAGATGAAAAAGGCTTATTTATTCGTGCTGATTTAAGTGGTACATCTGCAGGTAGACAAGCCTATGAAGAAATTAAGGGTGGTTACTTTGACAAAATGTCCTTCTGCTTCATCACCAGTGATGATGGAGAGGAATATGACAAAGATACACATATGAGAAGTATCACAGGAATTGAAAGACTATTTGATGTAAGTGTAGTTACTTTTCCTGCTTATGATACAACTTCTGTTTATGCAAGATCGTACTTTGAAGCGGAGGCTGAAAAAGAGCACTTGGAGAAGTGTAAGATCGAGCAAGAAAGGAAGGAACGTCTGCTAAGACGTAAAAAAATAGCACTAAAAATAAAAATTAAGGAGGAAGTTTAAAATGACTTTAGAAGAAGTTAAAGAAGAACTAAAAAAGATAGTTGAAAAACTAGAATCTAGTGATGATATGACAGATGAAGAAATATCTGAATTAGAAGAAAAGGCTGCTAAGTTAGAAGCAGAAAAAAGAAGCCTAATTACTAAGGCTGAAAAGAGAAAAGAAACTCTTGAAAAAATAAAAAGAAATTCTACTGGTTATGATGTAGAAACAGCAGAAGAAGGAAAGGAAGAAAGAAATATGAATGAAGAAAATATAAGAAGTTCAAAAGAATACAGAAGTGCATTCTTAAAAAGATTACAAAGAAAGGATTTAACTGAAGCTGAGGAAAGAGCATTAACTACTGCATCTAGTTCAGTAGGTGCTGCAATTCCAACAATTACTCAGAATTTAATTATTGAAAAGGTTTTCCAAGTTGCTCCATTACTAAATGAAATAACTCTACTTAGAGTTGATGGTAATGTAACATTTGCAGTAGAATCAACTGTTAATGATGCTAAACTTCATACTGAAGGTGCTACTATTACTGAGAGTGGTGATGTATTAATTCCAGTTTCATTAGGGCAATACGAAGTTAACAAGTATATCACTATTTCAAAATCTGTTTCAAAAATGAGTATTGATGCATTTGAAACATGGATTACAAATATGTTAGGTAAAATGATTGCAAAAGCAATTACAAATCTAATCATTAATGGTACTGGTTCTAGTCAACCTAAAGGTATTGATAAGGCTGCTACTTGGGGAGAAAAAAACTCAGTAACAGTTGCTAAAACAGGTTCACTTAGTGAAGCTAATGTTCTTACTTTAGTAGGTTTACTAAATGGTGGTTATGATGCAAATGCTAAATGGTTAATGAGTAAAAAGACATTAATTAATGATTTTAGACCACTTCAAGATAAATCAAAGAATGATATCTTTGTAAAAGAAAATGGTACTTACTATATTGAAGGATATCCAGTTTTACTAGATGAAAGAGTTGCTGAACATGATGCATTCTTAGGAGATTTAACTATGTATGTTGGTAATTTAGGTGAAGAAGTAACTGTTGACCAAGATAAAAAGTTATCAAGTAATTCATTTGAGTTCTTAGGCTCTGCTATGTTTGATGGTAAACCAGCAGTTGGTGATGCATTTGTTAAATTAACAAAGGCAACTAGTTAGAATTAGATTGGAGGTATAAGGCAATGCTAAAGAAAGTTAAATTAGCATTAAGAATCAATAATGATGCATATGATGAGGAAATTACTGATTTAATTGATGCTTGTAAAAAAGAATTAGAATTGGCGGGCATTGCCCCTTCTAATATTGTTGATACAGATCCTATAATTATCAGAATTATAATTTTTTATTGTAAATCAAACTTTGGATTAGATAATGATGAGAGTGAAAAGTGGCTTCTTTCTTATGAATCTTTAAAGTCTTTTTTATGTTTGAATTATAAAAAAGGTGATTCAAGTGTATAAAGATGTTGGGTATTTTATGAGAGAAGTCCAAACTCTTGATAATATGCATAGACCGAAAGTTTCATATAAAGAAGAACTTTTTTATTGTAATGAATTAAGCATTACTCAGAATGAATTCTATCAATCTGCTACTGCTGGATTTAAACCTGAGATTAAACTTGAAACGAAGTTGGTTGATTTAACTGATGTGTCTCATGTTAAATATGAAGGAAGATTATACAAGATACTTAGAATATATAAGGATGGAGATAACATAGAATTAACTTTGGTTTCTACTGTTATTGAAAGTAAAGAAAATGTATAGTTCAGAAATAGAGTTTACTGATACTTCTAAAGAATGTATTCAAATGATGAAAAAACTTTCTAAAGATGCTTTAAAAGAAGGAGCAAAAATTGTATTACCAGTTATTCGTGATAGTATGCCTGTAAAAAGAGGTTTACTAAAGAAATCTATTAAGAGTTGGGCTAAAATAGATTTTAAAACAGGACAACCATATTTAGATATTGGTTATTTAAGTCGTTCAGAAATGCGAAAAAAATACGGTATAAAGTTTTTTGTTAATCCTACTTGGCTTGAGTTTGGAGTTCAACCACATGCCATTCAGACAACTCAATTAAAAAATCTTCAAAAAGTAACTTATGAACTTCATGATGATAATACAAAATATGGTTATTTTATTCAACATCCTGGTATTAATTCAAAAAACTTTTTAAGAAATAAAGTTTATGAGAATGTTGATAAAATAAATGATGCTATGCAAGAAAAATTGAAAGAGTTGGAAGATTATGTTTTATCTGAAGGTATGACTATTGATTTGGGAGGGGATGAAGAAATTGAATAAACTATTTTTGACTGCTTTGCTTAATAAATGTAATGAAATAATGGATGTTTATTATGAAGAGGCTTTAAAAAAAGCACAATTTCCATTTGGGGTAATTCCTACATTATCTATAAATCCTCTTAATTATGGTTATCAATGTATATTTGATATAGAACTTTATGTTGATGAGTTATCTGATTTTTCAGTTGAAGATTTATGTGATAAATTAAAGGATGGTTTAGATGGTTATAGATATATGGATCAATCTATTGGTTTTTATTTAATGTTTGAAAATCAATATTTAACTAAGCAATCAGAACAGGATTTTACAATGCGTAAAGTTTCTTTCGTTGCACGAATTTTTTGAAAGGAGAAATAATTATGGGTTTAGTAAATCTATCTACTGATAATAAGAAAAAAATTCAGATTGATGAAGGTATAGTTGTAGTAGATATGGGTGAATCTACTGAAACTATTTTAGGACCTACTCGTGGAGGTGCTGAGTTCACTGCTACTCCATCAATTCGTGATATTGAGTTTGATGGTAGAAAAGGAAAATCAAAAGGTATGCAAATAAAAGATGGGGAAGATGTTTCTATAAAAATTAAGTCTTTGTGTTGTTCTTTAGAAAGTTTGAAACTTGCAATACCTGGTGCTTCTATTGACACTACGAAAAAGAAACTAACACCTGGACAATTTGGAGTGATTCCAGATACTGCTTATTTAAAGAATGTAGCAGTTATTACTAAAATGTTGGATGGTACTTTTACAATTATTAAAGTATCTAATCCTATGCACGAGGGTGCTTTTGGTTATAAGGGTGTTCAAAAGGCTGAAAACGAACATAATTTAGAATTTTTAGGACATTATGATCCTACTTCTAGTAGTGAAGAAAATATTTGGGAAATTACTACTAGTGATACTAATCCTATAGCAGGATAAAATTAACGAGAGCATTGCTCTCTTTTCTTATTTTTATTAAGTAATAATAAGAAAAGAGAGTGATGTTAATTAGAAGGGAATGATTTGTTATGGAAAATATTAAAATTACACCAAAGATATTATGTAGATTGTCATTGATAATTAATAAAATGGGGATTTCATCTTTTATTATGAAATTAAAAGTTGAATCTGGTAATGAAGATGATGATAAAAGAGAATTAGTAAAAGAATTAATTGCTTTGTTTATAGATAACTTATATAAAGCAGAAAATGAAGTTATTGATTTAATTTCAATAATGAAGGGTATATCAAAAGAAGATGCTGAGAATGAAGATGTAATTTCATTTATTAAGATTTTATTACAAGATGAGAAGATTAAATCTTTTTTACAATTAGCTTAGGATTTGGTACACCAGGAATTCTAAGGCTATGTTATAAGTATTATGGTGGAATAGACTTTTTTGATAATTATGATTATGGATTGTTCGTTGATTGTTTAGAATATGCAGTTCATAAAGAAAATGAAATACCAAGAATTATACAAATGGTTTATGATAAATTGTTTGATAATGAGAGTATTTCTTTTAATTCTAATAAGATTATGAGAAAAGCGGAAGATATAATGAAAGATTATGGATTGAGGTGATGGTGTGGCTAATATATTCTCTCTTTTTGGTAGAATTTATGTTGATAATGAAAAAGCAAATAAATCTATAGATGATACTAAAAACAAAGCAAAAGATAGTAGCAAATCCTTTGCTGAATCTTTTTCTAATGTAGCAAAGAAAACAATGCAAATAGGAACAGCAGTGGTTGGTGCTGCTACAACAGTGGTTGGCGGAATAACTGCTATGGCTACAAATGTTGCTGATCAAGCGGGGGCAATAGATGATGCTGCTAAAAAAGTTGGTACTTCAGCAGAAGAATATCAAAAATGGGCTTATGCTGCTAAATTGGGTGGTATGGAAACATCTAAATTAGAAGCATTAATGGTAAAACAACAAAAAGCATTTTCTGATGCTAAAGAAGGAAGCAAGAGTATGTCTGAGGCTTATCAGCGACTGGGACTAGATATAAATAATATTGGAAGTTCGGGGGAAGCCTTTAATTTAGTTATAGCAAAACTTGCTGATATGGAAGATGCAACAACAAGAAATGCACTTGCTAATGATATATTTGGTAAATCGTATGCTGACTTGGCTCCTATGCTCGCAGAAGGAAGTGAAGGTATAGAAGCTTGGCGGCAAGAATGTGAGGATCTTGGAGGAGTTCTTTCCACGGAAGCTGTAACTGCAGGGGCAGACTTTGGAGATATGGTAGATAGAGTAAAAACTGCTTTTTCTGGCATGTTTAATAAAGTTGTTGCAAATGCTTTACCAATACTTTCAAAGTTTTTTGAAATGATTATTGATAATATTCCAACTATTCAGGGAATGGTTGATACTTTAGCACCAGTTTTAATAAATACATTGGATCAAATACTTCCTGTGCTAATTCAATTTGTTTCAAGTCTTTTACCTATAATTGTTGATTTGATTAATCAATTATTACCAATTATTACTGTTATTATTCAAGAACTATTACCTATATTTTCACAATTGTTAAGTATCTTGTTGCCTCCTATTATCCAAATAGTTCAACAACTATTGCCAGTATTATTACCAATAATTGAAGCATTATTACCATTGTTAACTCCAATTTTAGAGTTGATTGCAGAGTTGATAAATACTACTTTAATACCAATAATTCCAATTATAACAAGTATTGCTAATACGATAAGTTATGTTTTGGTAAAAGCAATTAAAGTTTTAATTCCTATTGTAAATGGTATAAAGACTGTTTTTTCTGATGTGTTTGGAGGTTTATTTAATATAGTTAAAATACCAATAAATTACATAATAGATAAAATTAATAGTTTTATAGTCTCTTTAAATAAAATAAAGATTCCTAATTGGATACCTTTAGTAGGTGGAAAAGGTATTAATATACCATTAATTCAGAGGTTAAGAGTTGGTATAGATTCAGTTCCTTATGATGAAATGCCCGCTTTACTTCATAAAGGTGAAACTGTACTTAATAAAGAAGAAGCAGAAGAATATAGAAATAGCAAACAAAACAAAAATGAAGATAAGACAGTGACTAATAATTATTATAATACTATTGAGGTCAAAGAATTAAATTGCAAAGATGAAAAAGACATAAAAAGAATAGCAGAGGAATTATATTATTTGCTAAAAAGGAGTGAAATCTAATGGAAACATTTACATTTAATGGAATTTCCTCTGAAAGTTTGAATTTGATTGTTAAAGATATGCCTTTGGTTTCTAGAGCAGAAAAAAACATAGAAACAATTGAAGTGAATGGAAGAAATGGTAATTTGCACATTGATAATGGAAATTATTTAAGTAGGTCTTATTCTATAATTTGTTTAGCAAAAGATAAAAGTAAAATAGATGAGATTAATTCGAAATTAGTTGGTAGTGGTAAATTAACTCTTTCAAAATATAATGATAGATTTTTTAATGCTACCATTAAAAATCAAATAGATTATTCAAAATATATGACTGTTTTGCAAGAGTTTCCACTGCAATTTGATTTAGATCCTATTTCTTTTTCAAACGAAGAAACAATTGAAACTTTAACATCTAGTGGTAGTATAACTGTTGGTGGAAATGTTGATATTTATCCAAAAATCTCAATAACTGGTATAGGAAAGTTAATTATTAACGATACTGAATTGAATGTTTCAGAAACCGATATTTTTATAGATTGTGAATTAATGAATTGTACAAAAAATGGTTTATCTAAAAATGATAAAGTTACTTTATCAGGAGATGATTTTCCAAAATTAAAAGTCGGAAGTAATACTATAACTTTAGGAAGTGGAATAACTCAAATAATTATTAAATATAGAAAGGGGTGGTTGTAATGCTTGCTTTATATAGTAGTACAACTACCTCTTTTTCTAATTTAGGATTAGGCATTTTAAGGGATATAAAAACTGATCCGATTATTACAGAAGAGTTAAATGGAACATTTATTTTAGAGTTTGACTATCTTAAAGGTGGTTTTCTTTGTGATAATTTAATTGAAGGCAACTTAATAAAGTGCAAAAATCAAATCTTCAGAATAAAAAATATTAACAAATCATTATCTGATTCTAGTGCTATATCAATATTGGCACAACAATTTTTTCAGTTTGATATGTCTAAAAATTTTTTAAGTGATGTTGCTCCGACTAGATTAAATGCACAAGATGCTTTAAAATGGCTTGTTGATCGTGCTGAAAACGAATCATCTTTTGTTATAAGTGGTGATTGCACTGAACTTTCAAGTGCTAGATATGTTAGAAAAAATGTTTCTGATGCAATTTTTTCTGCTGATAACAGTTTAATTACTCGTTTTGGTGGAGAACTCGAATATTCTTTAAATAATGTATATGTTCATTCTAAAAGAGGAGCAAACAAGGGATTTTCAATTAGGTATAGAAAAAATCTGAAAGGTTTAGAGTTTAATTTAGATTTTTCTACAGTTGTTACGAAAATATGTCCACAAGGTACAAACGAATTATTATTAGATGACCTTTATGTTGAATCACCTAAAATTAATAATTACTATCAACCTTTTTTTAAGAAAATAGATTTTAATATAGGTGTAGATGAAGAGGCTGAAATTACAGAAGAAATGGCAAAAGAACAATTAAAAATAGAGTGTTTGAAACTCTTTGAAAATGGTATAGATTTACCAGAAATCTCAATAAAAGTTGATTTTATAGAATTATCAAAATGTATTGAATATAAAGAATATCAAAATCTGGAGTCTTGTTCAATCGGAGATACTATTCAGTGTATTATACCTGAATTCAATATAAATACATCTGTCAGAGTTGTTAAAACAATTTATAATGATAATTTAAAGAGATTAACATCTTTAGAATTAGGAACAGTAACTAAAAATATTGTTACCTCACAAAACTCTGCCATTAAGGAAATATCCAAAACTATAGAAAATCCTATAAGCATTTTAGCAAGTGCAAAGAAAAATGCTACAGATATGATTAATCATCCTTTTAAAGGTAATCTTTTTATAGATAAGGAAACTGGAGTCATTTATTTAACAGATACAAATGATTTATCAACTGCTAAAAATATATGGAAATGGTCAATGGGTGGTTTAGGTTTCTCTCCTAATGGTATAAATGGTGATTTTGAAACTGCTATAACTCAAGATGGATCAATAGTAGCAGATTTTATAACTACAGGTAAATTAAATACTAGTGTAATTGAAGGATATGATAATCTTTTACTTGATGTGAGTAAAATAAAAGATGTAACTAGAACTGTAACTGCTAATAATTATGTTGAGATTACTGATGCTGCCAAAGGAAGTATTATTTCTTTTTCTATAAAAGGTGATCTATCATTATTCTTTTTATCAAATCAAACTTTTTTGGGAAGTAATACATTTTTTAAGAGTTCTAATTTAGTGGTAGAAGATATAAATGGTAATAAGAATAAAATTAAGACAAATATAGGAAAATTAAATACTTTAAATGGCATTTATGATGAATTTGTGACTGATGATACAGGCTCTTATATAATTAGAAGAATTGGAGTTAATAATGATTTATCTTTGTATACTTTAGATAATGAAGTTATAGAAAAGTTATTATTAGTAAATATTGAATTAAATGAAGGCTACAATAAAATCTATATGGAATCTTTTTCTGATCTGATTTATACTATAACTTATGCCAAAAAAAATGATTATACTGATATATTTACCAGAAGAGTAGAAATGAATGCTTTAATTAATGTCAATAATGAAAATATAGATTTAAAATTGGAAAAGAAAACAGATAAAGATAAAATTATTGCACAAATAAATATGAGTACAGAAAAAAATGAAGATGGTTCGTTAATTCAAATAGAAAGTGACAGATTGAATATAAAAAATAAAAAATTTAATTTATTGTCTGACCAGATTGAGATAGAAAGTCCTAATTTTTCAGTTACAGAAGAAGGCAAGATAGCATCAAAAAGTGGGGAAATCGGAGGATTCGTAATAGATGAAAATAAACTTTATGGAATTCACAAAAAAAATGCAACCTCTTTTACACAAAACGATGTAACAAAAATAAGAAATTACTTGATGGGAAAGATTACATTAACAGATGAAGAACTTGAATATTTAGATTACGATAAAGATGGTAAAGTAACATCCAGAGATTATGTAAAAATAAGTAATTTGATTAAAAATGCAAATAATGAATATACAATAGAGTTAAACAGTCAACATATTGATAAACTCTTAAATTTGCAAGATGCAAATGGTAAAATCATTTCTCGTATAGGAACAGAAGGTTCCTTTTTTAATAAATTAGAAGTTAGTGGTGACTTTTATTTTGCAAATCAAAATAATAGTAATTATCGCTTTTTTTCTTCTTCAAGTGATGATTTTGATTCGCTTTTATTATATTTTGATTCCTCAAAAAATGGTGCTTTTCAAATATATTCGTCTGATGGCAACAATATTTCATTGAAAACCAGTTTATATCAGAATGGTACCATAGATTGTGTTTTACTAAACCAAACATCTTTAGAAAGTAGTAAGAAAAACTTTGAAAAGTTCACAAGTGCAATTAAAGAAATAATGGCAACTGATATTTATCAATATAATTTAAAATCAGAATCTGATGATCATAAAAAGCATTTAGGATTTGTTATTGGTGATAAGTATAATTACTCACATTTAATTACTTCAGTAGATAATGATGGAAAAGAAATAGGTGTTGACAATTATTCAATGACAGCATTATGCTTACAAGCTATTAAAGAGCAACAACTTATTATTGAAAAATTAGAATCAAAGATAAAAGAATTGGAGGTAAAAACAAATGGAAATAATAGAAAAGAAAGAATTTAAAGATTTGCCTGATGAAACGACGCCATTTAAATCTGAATGGTTTAATGGCTTTCAAGATAAAATCATAGCGAATTTTAATGAAATTTTCGAGTCTTTAACATCAATAAATACAACTTTGCAATCAATTAATACTAAACTAGATAAAACATTAACCTATACTATTGTAACAGATAGTAATTCTTCAAATTAAAAAAAGAAAGGATTTGATAAAATGAAAAAAGTAAACTACAAGTTAATTAGGGGGGGGGTTGCATTATTTAGCAATTCTTCCGAAAGAAAGGAGGGAAGTATTTAATTTAGAAAATACTTCTACTTCTTTCTATTCAATGATGGAGGACTACCATGAATAGTGCGGTTCAATTATATGATAAAGATGGTAATCCCGCTTACCCTAGACCATATTATAGAATTGGTGACTTTTTAGAAAGCACTAATCCGAATAATCCAGGTGATGATGGCTATATTGGAACTTGGGAACTTTATGGTAAAGGTAGAGTAACTGTGTGCATAGATCCTAATGATACTGATTTTAATAAAATAGAAAATATTGGTGGAACAAAAACACATACTCACGATTCAGGAACTCTAGGTGCATGTATAGATCCGAGCAATGATTTTAGTAATCTGTCATTTGCTAAAAAAAAATTAGATGAAAGCTATTCTCTTACCGGATATTTAGGCGGAATGTCAAAAACATCAGGTGGGGGGTCATCTGATTTTGGTGTAGAAATTAATGGTAGTACAAGTTCAGTATCTAGTTTGATACCATATATAGTGGTCTATCGTTGGAGAAGAATAGCATAATTAATAAATAATGCTATTTATATGAATAAGCAAAAAATTGATTTAGAAAATAATAAAATGTTAAGAAGTGAAAATATTGAATATAAAAACAATATTCTTACATATTTTTTAGATAATAATACTATTTATGATTCTGGAACTAATACAAATGGAAGTTGGCTTAAATATGCTAATGGAATAATGATTTGTATAAAGAAAATAAAATTTACAAATGTGATTATTGATAAAGCATGGGGAAGTGTTTATGAAACTGCTAATGTAGTTAATTTTGGCAATTATGCACAAGAATTTATAGAAATACCTAGTGTGTCTATTGATTTGGCTGATGGTTCAACTTGCTTTTGTGAATCTTTTTCAGGAAGAACAAAAAAGTCAATTGGTAGCACATGGTTATGGAAGCCTGCAGTTGAAGCAGATGGTACAATGACATTTGATATAATAGCAATTGGTAAATGGAAGTAGAAAAAATAGATTAAATACAAAAATAATGCAAAATAAAACAATAGTTAATTTAGATAATAATTTAATATTAGGTGCAGATAATATGGAAAAAAATATTATTACATTAACATTGTCTGCGGATCAAAGTATTAAAAATTCAGATGAAACAATAGTTGCCTTTAATAAATATTCTAAAAAAGGTTTAAAACTTGAATTTGATAGTTCTAATCATTCTATAAAAATTGGTGATGATATTTCAAGAATAAAAATAAATATGAATGCTTTTGCCAAGAATGCAACAACAGATTGGCTTTGGTTTAAGATTTTTAAAAATGGAGTAAAAACTGATTTTACAAGTATGGTTGGAAGAATAGGTGCTTGGAGTTCTACAAGTATTAGTCCATGTATTTTAGATGTTGAAAAAGGTGATTACATACAATTAATAGTTCAATATGGAACTGCTAATTCCGAACATTATATAAGATATGATGGTACTAATTTGACAGTAGAAGCAGTTTAGAAAGGAATAATATGGAAAAAGAAGAATTAGAAAGATTAGTAGAGACAGAGCAGAGAAGTAAATCTAATACAAAAAGATTAGACAAGTTGGAGCCAAAAGTCGATGATATACATAGTTTGGCATTGTCAGTCCAGGCAATAGCCACAGAAATGAAAGCAATGAGAGAAAATATGACACAAATAGATAATAGAGTGTTAGCAATTGAGGCTAAGCCTAGCAAGAAATTAGATTCTATTTGGGGAATCGTAGCATCGGCTTTAATAGGTGGCATTATAGCATTTATATTTGTAAAATTAGGAATGAAGTAGGAGGTGATTTAGATGGATATTACAACAATTATGACTTTAGTAACAATTTTGGTTACTTATGTGTGTGGTTTAATTGCTAAAAAGCATCCTAAATTTAACAATAAATTAATACCAGTGCAGAACTTATTAATAGGTATAATAGTAGCAATTATCAATTACATAATGACCAAAGATTTTAATGCTTCGATTATGGTAGCAGGTTTGCTTACTGGTGGAGCATATGATCTTGGAAAAAATATAAATGATTTATTAAAGAAAGAAGGTAATTAGTATGGAAGAAATTAAAATTACAGAAGAAATGGAATTGGAATTAAGTAATGGTAAGGGAGATGAAGTAGATGAGTAAGTCAAGTCTAACACAAAAAGTAGTACCTGCTGATGAAGGTAACTATACTAAAGGTAGAAGTGGTAGAAACATTGAGGCAATAACCATTCATCATATGGCCGGAAGATTAACTGCAGAACAGTGTGGAAGAATATTTCAAACAAAAGGCAGATATGGTAGTTCTCACTATGGTGTAGGTTATGATGGCAGTATTGCTAATTATGTTGATGAAGAAGATACCGCTTGGACAAACTCTAATTGGGATAGCAATTGTAAATCAATAACTATCGAAATATCAGACAATGATAATTCATGGTATGTTAACGACATCACTCTAAATGCTGTTATTAAATTGGTTGCAGATATTGCTAAGAGAAGAGGACTAGGAACATTAGTACCAGGGAAGAATTTAACTTGGCATTCAATGTTTACCTCTACAGATTGTCCAGGTGACTACTTAAGAAGTAAAATGCAGTATATTGCAGATGAAGCAAATAAGATTAATAATGAAAGTACATCAAATGAAGTCAATGTTTATTATATGGCTAGAACTAAAAAACATGGCTGGTTAAAAGAAGTTAAAAATCTAGAGGATTATGCTGGTTACGAGAATAGCCCTATAACTGGTCTTGCCATTAGAGTAGATAAAGGCTCTGTTAGATATAGAGTACACATAAAAGAAATTAAAGATAATAATGGAAATATAATAGTTAAAGGAAGATGGCTTCCTTATGTTACTGATTATAACATAAAAGATAAGATAAATGGCTATGCTGGTAATGGCAATATAATCGATTGTGTAGAAGTTTACTATTATACTCCTAAAAATATTAGACCATACAAAAAAGCTAAATATAAAGTAAATAATTATCCTTATCAATATGATAATGAAAAGAAAAATGGACAAGATGGTTATGCTGGTGTATATGGAGTAACTGCTACAAAATTTCAGATTATTATAGAATAAAATAAAAGAGGAATTGGACTAATGGTCTTTTTCCTCTTTTTTTAATTTTCCTCTTTTTAGATAATCGAATGCTATTCTAACAAAATCAGATCCAGATAAATTGTGCTTTTTGAGTTCTTTATCAAGATTTTCCTTTTCTTCTTTTTTTAACTCTACTTTGAATTGTTTATAATTTTCTTTTTTCCAATCTTTGATGTATTCTTTTTGATTAAAATCACTCATTTTATCCCTCCTAATATTATTTTACTACATTTAGTACTAAAAATCAAGAAAAAGTATTGACATATAGTACTAAATGTGATATAATTAATATGTAAGATAAAGAAAGAATCTTACAGAAAGGAGAAGTAATGAACAATATAAAGAAAAAGCCAATTCGTAATTTAACTTTAGCTGAGTGTTACGAATTAGCAAATCAAGGCTATATCTTTATTAAATATAAAAATATAGTTATTGTAGGAAAGGAGTAA